GTGGGTTCAGTTTTAGAGTATACTTTTAAAACTCAAGCTCAGAAAAGAGTTTTAAAAGCAAGACCGGATTATTACTTATATGATGTACAAAATCCTGGTATGTGTGGAAGTCCTGTATTCTCTTTAAAAAGAGGTTTAGTTGGTTTTCATGTTGCAGGGAGTAGTACTCAAGGTCTGGGTATTGGGTCTAATTGGTCTAGTGAACTAATAAAAGTTCTTAGGGATCTGATGGAAAAAGATAAACCATTAGTTCCAATTCCTTTTTCTGTGTCAGACAGAATTTTAAATGAAAGTAGCGTTTGTAAGCTTGATAATGGAAAATTAATTTCTAATACTCCAATGTCATCCAATATAGAACCTTCGTCTTTATACGGAATTTATCCTGTATCTAGGTATCCAGCAGAACTAGATAAATATGGAGACAAAACTTTAAAAATAGTTGCGTCTAAATCATTCAAACCCTGTAAGAGCTTCACTCAAGCAGAGTTGAATTTTGCTGGAAAAGTTCTGGATGAAATAGTGTCTCCTTTTGAAGTTTTAACGGATGAAGAAGTGATATGGGGAACAGAAAAGTTAGCTAGATTAAATAAGAAGTCGTCTAATGGTTTTGGGTGTTTTAAAGATAAAAGTATTTACATTGACTTTGAGAAGGGTGAAACTACAACTATGTTTAAGAAGGAGTTAGAACAAATCGAATTAGAAGCTGAACAAGGGCATGTAAATTATCAAAATTTGTTGTGGTTTGAGTGTTTAAAGGACGAAGTAAGAAATGAAGAGAAGGAAGGAGTTCCGAGAAGTTTTAGAGTGGGTACTATACACCAGCAGTTTTTAATGAAAAAATATTTTGGAAGAATGGTGGAAAACATCATGAGTAATAGAGATTTTAACAAAATAATGGTTGGTTGTAATCCTATTTCAGAGTGGCCAAAAATTTTTAATGATATGCAATCAGGCAGAATATTTGCAGGCGATATAAAAAATTGGGATGGAGGGATGAATCCTATGATTCAAGAAATGATAGCAAATGTTTTGTGTCGCAAGAGTATAAATAAATGTCCCAATTTGGTTCAAGCTCTTGCTGGTACTCTTACTAATTCTATTGTTGTAGTGCATAAGGATTTGTATATTACAACTCACTCGATGCCCTCAGGAAGTTATTTAACTGCTATCGTAAATAGTATAGTTAATAAATTATACACTGCTATATGGTATTATCGGAATACTCAAAAACCTACAACCTATGGTTATTGGACAGATGTGTCGGATTATGTTTATGGAGATGATAAATTAAATGTTGTCAGAAACCATTTTGAAACGCTGAATGCATTTACAATGGAGGAATTTTTTACTGACGCTGGTTTGGGTTTTACTGATGCATCTAAAAATGCTATTCAGTCACCTTTCCAACATATAAGCGAAGTTTCTTTTTTGAAAAGATCTTTTGTTTTTCATCAAACACTGAAGAAAATTGTTTGTCCTTTGGAGTTGAGGGTTATTCAGAATACTCTGTCTTATTATGATGGAACGAAAGACCAAATAGTAGTATTGAGAGATAAAATAGCAGCTGTGCAAAGGGAGATGTTTTTGCACAATGATTATGAAGCTCTTTTGGAAGACTTGTATTTTCGTTTAAGGAAATATAAAGTTCCTTGGGAGAAAATTCCCTATCTTACTATGGTTAATTATTTTATAGATGATCATAGTGAAATACCATTGTCTTTTTCTAATCACTTATATTTTTAGTTTTTATTTTAATAAAATTTTTTCATATATGCGTTTTTAACATATTTGTTTTTTAGTAAATTCTTTTACAAATAGCGACAGGGAAGAATTTTATATAGTTTTTTAAAAGAAGCCATCTATTATTGTTGGTTATGGTAGTAACCAACTAGATGTAAATTAATGCTACCTCAAATGAAAGTAATAATGAAAACAATGTTGTTGACGCAACTATAAACACAGTCGAATCTGGCATGTTGGAAAATATGTCAAAAATGGGAATTGTCGAAAGCTACCAAGATACAAAAAATAATGTGGAAGTAGTTTCGCAAAATTATTTATCTGGAATTAGATTAAGAAATAATATTGAACCTAATATGATGTTTGAGACTTTTCCAGAACAAGCAAGTGTATCTTCTGAATTTTTGATGGATTATACACGCATATTAAATAAGCCTTTTAGAGTAGGTACAGTAAAATGGACCGACTCAGCGCTACGAAATACTTTTTTAGATGTATTTCAATTTCCGGATTTGTTGTTATCTAATCCGTTAGCGTCTATTCCTTTTGATGCATCTACATTATATAGATGTAAAGCCAGCTTGATATTGCAAGTGTCAGGTACGCCAATGCATCAAGGAACTGTTGTGGCCGCTTGTTTACCGGTAGGGTACGGAACTGAATTAAATCCAGTAACGACAGGATTAAATGTGACTAATACTTTACTGGCTGCACCACATGTGTTCTTGTCAGCTAATGAAAGCACACCAGCAACGCTGGAAATTCCATTCTACTCAAACACTAAATTAATGAAGTGTGATACTGACTTATCAACAGTTAGTCCAAATTTTGCGTTGAGGGATTACGCAGATATTGCTTTATGCGTTTTGAATCCTTTGAATGCTCCTACAGGTGGCTCTACAACATTAACTATAACAATGCATGTAGTGTTTAAATATTTGGAGTTTTATGCTCCGCACGTAGATACACGTTATCAGGCTGAAGGTCTAATAGATACAGTTAAGAGTTTTGGAACCAAAGCTATTGATAAAACTTTTAGTACTGCAAGGGAAGTAACAGGCGATTTCTTCGATACCGCAAGAGGATTAGTTAAGGCTTATACAGGGATGCACAACCCTAATAATCCTGAGCTAGTTGATAAATGTCAAGTTACTATGAGACAACTTCCTAATGTGGTAGATAAACCCACACAATATGAAAAATTGGACCCATTTTATGATTTTGATAGAATTACGACTCAACCAATTTTTGACACTACGCGCGATGAGATGAACATTAGAGAAATTTTGAGAAAACCGCAATTTATTGGTACTTTTGCAGTTTATGATGATACTTCTGAAGGTAAGTTGCTTTGGTCTAGACCAATAACTCCTTTGCAAGAATTTAGAAATATAACTTATACCAACTCTAATTTGCAAATAATACAGTCTTATTATTTTACTAATTTACAACAGACATTAGCTACTATGTCCAAATATTGGAGGGGAACGTTAAAATTACACATTCAGTCTAATATGTCTAACTTCCATTTTTGTAAACTTTTAGTTGCTAGAGATTATTCCGTTAGAAATTTAGCTTTGGCCAATCCAGGTGTAGCGCCTTTGTATGATCAAATTTCAAATTTTCCTTGTGAAACTTTGGAGTTTGCTGCAGGGGGTCAAGTTCAAACTATAGATTTACCTTTTGTTTCTTCGTTAGAACAATTACCAGTAACTCAATCACCTAAATTGAACGCTTCAGAACACGGTGTTTATTATATATATTTAAACCAGCCATTAATAACAAATGGTACTGTGAACAGATTTGTTGAGTTTAATGTTTATATTTCGTGTGGCGATGATTTTGAGTTGTTTGGTTATGCTACGGATCCTTATCGTATTTTATATCCAGGAGATATAGGTGCAACTCCAGCTTTGACTGCTGAAGAAGAAGAAAAGAAATTAATTGATTTTGAAGCTCAAGGTTCCGCTAATCCTGTTAGCGTATCTAGTCAAGCTAATATTAACTTTACTCTAAAAGGAGAGGACGGGGATCATGAGTCATCCGATTTTCGTCCTGTTACCAGTATTAGAGATATTTCTCGTCGTTTGTATAAGCTAGCACGTTACAAATATCCTAATACGGATGTGAGTACAAATCAAGGTGTTTTTTATTACAATGTTGCGTCTTTGTTGGGTTTGCAGGAGCAAATTAACGAAATAGGAGTACCTTCTCCGGATTCATATAAATCTACTGCAGCTTCAACTTTGCGCAGAGTTTTAGGAATGTTTCACGGTATACAAGGAGGAGCGAAATTCAAGGTAGTAGTGCAGGGTGCTTCAGGTGCTTCAATGTGGTATATACCACCAACCTATGGTTACAGAGAAGATGTGACTTTGGATGCAACCTGGGCTGGGAATTTACCAAATCCTGCTGCATCAGCTACAGCTTCTCATAAACAAGCGATCAGAAATTTGTATCAAAATCTTAAATTTACATCTAATTCTTTGGATGAAGAATTTTCTTGTCAAAGTGTTATTCAAGAAAGACCAAATTATTTTGCCACAGGATATGCAGGAATTATTGATCCCACGCAATCAGGTTTGGCATCAGAAAGTATATCTGTGATGGATATTGAGGTGCCTAATATGACACCTTACCGATTTTTGGGAGACGCTACAGCACATTTACATGTGTTGAACGGACCAGTTTATGATTCTCCTACCACAAATATGGGTCATTTAGTGCTTTTTGTGCCACAAAATATTACTACTGGTTCATCTATCACTGAGTCAGCTATTTATGTAACAATTTATGGAGGTTTAAATGACTCAGCTAGACTTGGGTATCAAGTCTACGCTCCTTTTGTGCTTCAATCAGCAATAGAGTCCAGTACTTCTGGAATTTATCAACCTCTTTCAACTAGTAATCAAGGCAATGGATTACCTGTTGAATCTTTAAGACCTAGGGTTTCTTGTCCTGGAGCTTATTATACACAACCCTAGAAAAACAATTATTTTTTATTAATTTATTTATAAGAATTAGC